CCCAGTGGCCGCTTCTGGCGACGTTCGAGTTCAACATCGCCACGGCTGACGCAATGCTGAACACGTCGGGCGTCCTGACGGCCTTCTCGGCCGCCGCGGGCGTGTACGACGTGATCCCGCTGCCGCATGGCTCGCACGTGGTCGGCGGCGACATCAACGTCCAGGTGGTCTCCAACGACACCGGCACGGCGACGATGTCGGTCGGCGACTCGGCCTCGGCCGCCCGCTACCTGGCCGCGACGACCATCAAGACAGGCGGCCGCACGGCGCTGGTGCCCACTGGCTACCAGGGCCTCGGCGAGGCGATTCGCCTGACGATGGCGAACCAGAACGCCAACGCGACAACCGGCAGGGTCCGCACGACCGTCCTGTTCGTCGTGGAAAGCCGCCAGTCCGAAAACCTGAAGACGACCTGATTCTAGGTCGGATGGAGCAGACATGACAGCATTCGCACGCACACGCGTAGGGCCGCCGGAAGGCGGGCGCTACCTGGTCGGCGACGTGGTCACCGACGGCGCGAACACGAAGTGGAAGTGCGTCAAAGGTGGCATGGCCGACGGCGCGGGCGCAAACCCGCAGAACGCGATGTTCACCGCCGTACCGAACGTGCCGCAGGGCGCGCCGGCGGCAAAGACGACTTCGGTAACCCTGACGGCGGCGGAGCTTCTGGCCGGCATCGTCACGGGCAACCAGGGCGCGTCCGGCGCGGCGGCGTACACGCTTCCGCTGGCCTCCGCGATGGACACGGCGTTCCCGAGCCTGCAGGTCGACGAGGGGTTCGACTTCTTCGTCATCAACCTGTCGACGGTCGCGGCCGAGGACATCACGATGACGACCAACACCGGCTGGACGCTGGTCGGCAACATGCTCGTGATCGAGTCCGCGGCGGGCAACCCGGCCGGCTCCAACGGCCACTTCCGCGTCCGCAAGACCGGCGCATCGCTCTACTCGCTATACCGCGTCGCCTGACGCGCAAACCAAAAGCATGTAGAATAGGGGCCTCAAGTAGGCCCCTTTCCTTTTGAGGAGTTCGCATGACACAGGCAATGCCCAAGCAGTACTACTTCGTCTCGAACCGCAACGTCGTGATTTCCTCCATCCTCGGCTACGCCATCGAGTTCAAGAAGGGCGAGCCCACCCACGTGCCGAGACGCATGCACGCGACGGTGATGGAGAAGGGAATCGTGCCCTGCGACATCAGGGGCGCGGCGCTGGACGTCGCTGACATCGAGGCGACGCCAGAGGCGAAAGTCCTCCTGGCGCCGGAGGAGGCAGAGGACCGCGCCCCCGCGATTCGCGGGGTCATCGACGCGATCGTGAAGCGCAACAGCTCCAACGACTTCTCCGCCGGCGGCGTGCCCTCGGCCAGCGCCGTTACCGCGGCCCTCGGCTGGAAGGTCGACGCGAAGGAGATCCGCCCCATCTGGGACAAGGTGAAGCAGGAACGTGCCATCAAGGAGTAACGCATGGAGCTACAGGACCTGATCGCGCGGTTCCGCTCCGAGGTTAGCGACGAGGACCAGCCCTACCTCTGGAGCGACCCGGACGTGCTTCAGTACGCCATCGAGGCGCAGGACATGCTGGTGCGCCTCACCGGCGGCATCCGCGACGTGACGGTCGCCGCGGCCGACGTGGGCGCACCGCCCACCCGGCTCGCGGACCTGGTCCTCGCCGACGGCTCGCCGTACACGGCGTTCAGCCCGTACATCCTGCGCATCCGCTCCGGCCGGCTCCTTACTGTCGCCCGGGACGTGACGTTCATCCAGGAGGCGGACATGGGGAAGGTCATGGTCCGCGACTACGGGTTCTCGCAGGGGCTGTCGTTCGATGACGCCGACGAGGGAGACGTGCAGTACGGCGTCCTCGGGGTGCGCGACAAGTTCATCCGCTGGGTCCGCGTGCCGAACGCGGCCGACACGTGCCGCCTGCACGTAATGCGCCTGCCGTACCCGCGCATCGAGGAGCAGGAGGACGACCTGGAGGTGGACGCGCAGTACCACGCCCACCTGCTGGACTGGATGAAGTACCTCGGCTACTCCAAGCAGGACGCGGAGGCGCGCAACGACAAGCAGGCCGCGACGTTCCGCGCGTCGTTCATGGCGTACGCGGACCAGGCCAGGGCCGAGGTCGAGCGCCAGCGCTACAAGGTCCGCACCGTGCAGTACGGTGGAATCTGATGGCCATCGAGACCCTGATCAAGCAGCCGGCCGAGAGCCGCCTGTACGCCTTCGACTTCTCGGCGCTGCTGGCCGTGAACGAGGACCTGGCGACGGTCGACTCCGTCACCGCGGACGTCGCCGGCCTGACGTTCAGCGGCAGCCCCACCATCGTGGGCCCGCTGGCGCAGCAGCGCATCCTGGGCGGCACCGCCGGGATTCGCTACAAGATCACGATCCGCGTGACGACGAACCAGAGCAACATCCTGGAGGGAGAGGGAATCCTGCAGGTGAAGGACCTGTGAGAGTACTTAACGTGGGGGGCGGACCAATCCGCCAGCTGCCGGCTCACTACAAGGGGTGGGCGCAGGACCTACTGGACATCGACAAAGACGTGAACCCGGACATCTTGTGCGACGCGAGGAAAATGGGGACGCTGCCGCCCGGCGGGTATGACGCTGTCCTGTGCTCGCATAACCTGGAGCACTTCCACAAGCACGAGGTGGACGGCGTGCTGCGCGGCTTCGGGCACGTGCTGAAGAAGGACGGCTTCGCCGAGGTCGTCGTGCCGGACATGCAGCGCCTGTTCGAGCTCGCGGCGGACAGGGACATCGACGACGTGTGGTACATGGCCGGGGCGAACCCGATCACGTTCCACGACGTGCTGTACGGCTGGGGCCTCTACGTGTCGGAGGACAACATGCACTACTGCCACAAGACCGGGTTCTCCGAGAAGTCCCTCGCCAAGGCCCTCACTAAGGCGGGCTTCGCCACGGTGCTGACGGCCCGCGACGGCTACGCCAACCTGCAGGCCTTCGCCTTCGTGGGCAAGCCGACGAAGGCGCAGCGCAAGGCGCTGGGGCTCTGACATGGGCTTCGCGGTCTCCCACGTAAAGAGCGTCACCGTCGCCGACTGGGCCGGCGTGGTCACGGTCGCCAACTCGACCGGCGGCACGACCACGGCCAACGGCTCGGACCTCGCGCGTCCGTCGGATTGGAACTCCGTCCACAAGTTCGGGGTGGAGACCGGGTTCTGGGAGCCGGTCATGCCGATCCACTCGAACTCGTCGCTGTCGACGAACGGGATCGGGACCTGGTACCTGCACCCGATGCACTTCCCGCACGGCCTGGACTCCGGGCAGCTGAACATCGTCATGGCCGACGCCGCGGGGTTCCTGGGCGGCACGCCGTACTCGTACAACACCTCCGGGTCGGTCTCGCGGTACCAGACGCTTCACAACATGCTGGCGCTGTACAAGCGCGGCTCGGGCGCGAGCTCCACGCGCCTCGACACGATCTGGAGCTCGAACTTCTCGATCCTGGCGACCTGGGAGAGACGCGTAAGCGGCGGCAGCACGGTCACGGTGTCGAACTACCTCACGCTGTCCTACCCGTCCCAGTGGGACGCGGCCGGCGGAGTGACGTACGGCACGATCACTACCTCGGGCACGCGGTCGACCAGCACGACTACCTCTGGCACGTTCAACTCGACGTTCGCCGACACGCTGATCACGGGCGCGATCGCGCGCGTCTCCGGCAGCAGGTTCATGCCGTTCGGCTTCAACATCTCGGTGGAGCCAGACCAGTACTGGCTCGCCCACGCCATGTGGAGCACCTCGAGCTCGACCGGCACGAACTACTCCGCCGGCACGATGTTCTCGACGCAGTCGCGCATGCACCTGATGGAGGCGCCGCTGGCGGCGTACAAGCTGTTCGGGCAGTCCGTGTCGAACACGTCGAGCGACGCGCAGCGCTGGCACGGCTTCGTCAACACCACGTCGTCGGCGCCGTTCGCGTCGCTCGGGACGTCAGACATTCGCCCCGTCACAACCACCGGGAGAGGACGCTTGTACCTCAACTACCAGAAGACCACGTACTGATGAAGCCCCAGCTGCTGATCCAGCCGATGCACACGGAGGGCGTGCACAACGGCGCGCCCGAGAGGACGCGCTCCAGGCTGGCTAAGTCCGCCTCCTGGAAGCGCCAGCGCATCATCCGCCTGAAGCCCACCGGCGCGAGCATCTCGGCGAAGGTCGCCGACACCCACGAGAACCTGATCTACCCGCCCAACAACGGGGTGGCGCGCCTGCTCGCCGTCGGCACCGAGGTAGGGAAGGCGTACTCGCTCGCCATTGAGAACATCCTGGCGCACGCCGAACTCTCGACGTGGGAGTACCTGCTCACGATCGAGCACGACAACATGCCGCCGTACGACGGCGTGATGCGGCTGACCGAGCGCATGGAGGCGAACCCGCGCCTGTCGTGCATCGGCGGCCTGTACTACACGAAGGGCGAGGGCGGAGTGCCGCAGATTTGGGGCGACCCGAAGGACCCCGTGCTAAACTTCAGGCCCCAGATGCCAGACCCGGCAGGCGGCCTGGTCGAGTGCTGCGGGACGGGCATGGGCTTCAACCTGTGGCGCCTCGAGATGTTCAAGGACAAGCGCCTGCGCAGGCCGTGGTTCGAGACGCAGACGAAGGGCGGCGTCGCCACCCAGGACCTGTACTTCTGGATGGACGCGAGAAAGCACGGCTACCGCTGCGCCGTGGACTGCAGCGTGAAGGTTGGGCACTACTCCCTGGAGGACGACACGGTATGGTGAAGAAGACGAAGAAGCTGAAGTTCACCGAGCACGTGAAGAAGGACGTGGCGGACCTGCTGCGCCTGGACTTAGGGTCCGGCAAGGGCAGCAAGGGCGTGGGCGACGCCTCCGGTGAGTGGGCGAAGGGCACGTTCAAGCGCGTGGACGTCGTCCCGCACGAGTCCGTCGACGTCGTGGCGGACCTGGCGAAGCCCTGGCCGTGGGAGGACGGGACGGTGGGCGCGGTCAACTGCGACTACCTGCTGCACCTGCTCTCGGTCGACGCGCGAACCCACTTCATGAACGAGCTGTTCCGCGTGCTGCAGCCGGACGGCGCCGCGGTGGTCGTGGTCCCCCACTGGTGCACCTCCAAGGCGCACCTCGATCCGCGTCACCCGCCGGTGTCCGAGGCCTGGTTCTTCCAGCTGAACAAGGCCTGGCGGGACGCGCAGAACTTCGTGGACGTGTCCGGCTTCACGTGCGACTTCGACCCGCCGGGCGTAGGGTACGGCCTGCACCCGATGGTCGCGTCCCGGAACGCGGAGTACCAGCAGCACGCCGTGTCGTTCTTCAAGGAGGCGGCGCAGGACCTGGCCGTCACCCTCCACAAGCGATGAGCTATGACCGCCGCGTTCCAGCCCAATGCGTTCCAGCCGAACGCGTTCCAGATTGGACGCGCGGCCAGCGGGGGCACGACGTTCACGTCGGAGCTCACGGCCGGGCTGAGCTTCGCCGGGGCGCTGGCCCGCCGCGCCAATAAGGTACTGTCCGGCGCCCTGAGCTTCGCCGGCCGAATGTTCGTCAGCGCCCTGCCGCTGCGCGGGGTCCTTTCCTTCTCCGGGGCGTTCGTCAAGCGCACAAACCGCGCCCTGGCCGGGGTCCTCAGCTTCGTCGGGGCCCTCAACAAGCGTTTCCCCGCTGTCCTGGCCGGGGTCCTGTCCTTCGTCGGGGCCATCTCAAGCGTCAGGTTCTCGGTCAAGTTCTTGACCGGGGCCCTGAGCTTCGCCGGCTCCCAGGCCAAGTTCACCAGCCACGTCCTGACGGCCTCCCTGGGCTTCGTGGGAGCCCTTGGCAAGCTTTCCAGCCGCGCCCTGGCCGGCGCCCTGTCCTTCGCCGGGAGCCTCGCCAGGCGCGCCCAGGCGGCCCTCGCGGCCACCCTGAGCTACTCGGCGGCCTTCGTCAAGCGCACGTTCCGCGCCCTGGCCGCCGCCCTGTCGTTCGTCGGCGACCTGTTCGCCGAGCTGAACCCGAACGTCGTGTTCGAGCACGCCATGACAGCCGTCCTGTCCTTCTCGGCCGCCCTTGGCCGAGGCCGGTTCATGAGCTTCGTGGCCAGCCTGTTCATGACCGCCGGCGACGTCGGGCTGAAGCTTCCGGCCCGCTTCGCCGAGTTCTTCTCCCGCCTGTTCACGTGGCACGAGGCCGGCGAGGCCCGCACCCACAGCTGGTCGCTGAGCCAGCGCAGCGCGGACTTCCCGCAGGACGGGGCGCAGCGCGGGACCCGCTGGACGAGCATTACGCGCAGGTCGCCGAAGTCGGTGGTATAATGGGTAGATGTCAAACGGCAACGTAGGATTCAGGGGAGATCTGCGCTCAGCAGTCAAGCGCCTCCGCCCCTCGCTACTGCAACGCGTGATCGACTTCCTCAGGAGATTTGCATGAAACAGCTCAGCGTACCCCTGCCCTTCGCGACCCGCCTGCACATGGGCATGGAGCGCCACGGCGCCCTGCACGCCCGCGGCCTGTACATGGGCACCAACCTGAAGGCGTCCATGTTCCACAAGGGCCGCTACCAGGGCACGATGGACCTGGGCTCCGGCCTGGTGACCAACGTCGGCGTCCTGTCGCTGGCCAGCGAGGCCGTCGTTCTCGCGGCGCCCTCTGGCGCGCGCATCAACGCGCTGTTCCTGGCGAAGAACCACTTCACGGGCACGGGCGGCACGGCGGCCGCGGCCACCGACATCAAGGTCCAGACGATTTCGACCGTAGGCGGACAGACGCCCGTCGCCGGCACGCAGGTGCTCGGCGCGGCGAACTCCACCACGATCACGTACCAGACCGTTGCCACCGTGCCATACACGGGCACGGAGGCGGTGACGGAGTGGTGCCTGATCACGTCCGGCACGGTGTCCTCGACCACGGGCTCGCCCTTCACGGCGACCTCGGCGACCACCGGCACGGTCACCGGCACCCCGCTGACGGCGTCTTCGTCGACGGTGCAGGGCCAGCAGCAGAACATCGTCGAGACGACGACCACCCCGCGCTGGGGCTTCATCACCTCGAACTCGACCTCGGTCGTAACGATCCCGGCGTGGTACGTGACCTCCACCGGCGCCTCGGGCTCGACCCCGGGCGGCACGGAAGCGTACACGTTCCGTCCCATCCTGTGGGACCACAAGGTGTTCTCGGCCATCAACGTCATCAACGGCGACTCGATCCAGTTCACATACACGCTGACGATCAACGCCGGCGGCTAAGCCTCGGAGGCTGAATGGCCTTCAAGGTACGCGACCGCGTCTGGGAGACCAGTACCACAACCGGAACGGGCACGCTGACGCTCGCCGGCGCAGTCACGGGTTACCGTTTGTTCTCCGCGGCCCTGTCTGACGGCGACGAGACGTTCTACTTCGCCATCAACCAGGCCGCCCCCTCCACCGAGTGGGAGGTTGGCATCGCCGTGTACACCGGCGGCACGCTGGTGCGCAGCGCAGCCGCCGTCATGGACGGCGGCAGCGGACCCGGAACACTGGTAAACTTCGGGTCTGGGACCAAGGACGTGTTCATCGGGCTGCCGGCACGAGCGCCGATCTACGACCCGATCTACGCGGCCAAGTCCTTCGTCTAAGGATAACCCATGGGCTCGCAGGCGCTGTTCATCTCCACACCGAAGTCGCCGTACGTGTCGTTCGGCACGGCGAACGCGAACCGCGACGGCACCGGTACGATCGCCACGCTCTACACGGGCGGGGCGGCCGGCAGCCGCGTCGACGACATCAGCGTAAAGGCCACGGTCACAACCACCGCTGGCATGGTCCGCTTCTTCAAGTCGCAGGACAACGGCACCACCTGGCGGCTCCTCAAGGAGCTGCCCGTGCAGGCCATCACAGTGTCGGCCTCCGTGGCCTCGTGGGAGGGCCTGCTGGTCGACATGGGCTGGATACTCGCCGCCGGCACGGGCGGCACCACGAACTTGATCGGCGTGTCCACCCACAACGCGGAGGTGTTTCACGCCAACGTGATGCGGGGCGGAGACTACTGATGAACTCCGGCCTGTACGGGTATCCCGACAAGCTGCCGGGAGGCATGGCGCTGCTGCCCACGAGCGTGAACATGGTGTGGAACCCGGTCGCCCACCAAGTCGGGTACTTCCAACTGCTCGGGGGCGCCAGCACGCTGAGGCTCGCCACCGGGCGCATCCAGCGCGGGTCGTACATCCTTGAGCTGCAGCAGGTGGTCGGCGGCGGCGGCAGCACGGTGACGTGGGGCTCCGGCGTGGGCCAGTTCCAGTGGCACGCCGGCGTGGCGCCGGTGCTGTCCACCGCCTCGCTGGCCAGGGACAAGATCTCGTTCCTGTGGGACGGCCAGTACATGGTCGGCGGCCTGTTCGTGAGGGGGCAGGCATGATGCTCATGCCGTACCTTCGCCCGGTGCTCGTGCTCGTGGCCTCGGCCTCGCCGCCGAGCCCGTTCGTCGTGGACACCCAGCTCAGCAACCCGACGTACTCGGCTCGCGTCGTGATCGAGAACAGCTTCACGATCAACACAATGGAGTTCGGCAGCAACTTCGGCCCGGGGACCGAGATCCTCCTGCGCAACAATAACGTCATCCAGTCCCCCGTCGCCGGCTCCACAGGCGCGGGCGGCACCGGGGGCGCCGGCGGCGCCGGCTCCGGGGGCGGCGGCTCCTCCGGCTCGGCGGGCGGCACCGGCGGCCAGGGCGGGGTGGCGCTGACCTGCCACATCGTGCCGTCCGGCACCGTGTGCATCCTGGACAACGCGACCATCATCGGGGGCAGCGGGGGCCTTGGCGGGGGCGGGGGCGGGGGCGGCGGCGGCGCGGTTGCCATCAAGAGTGCCGTTGGCGGACGGGGCGGCAACGGCATCACGGACGCCTCATGGAACAGCGGCTGGGACGGCGCCAGCGGCCAGGGCGGCCACGGCGGCGCGGCTGGCGCCGCCGGCGGCGCCGGCCAGAACGGCTCCGGCAAGGGCGGCGGCCCGGGCGGCTCCGGCGGCGCGGCTGGCGCCACCGGCACGCAGGGCTACGCCATCAACGGCTACTCGAAGTTCAACCTGATCGTCAACGCAGGGACACTCCAAGGGGGCACCACGGGATGAGCGAGGTAGTGTTCGCGAAGATCATCGAGGTCAACGAGCGGGCGCACGGCATCGTGGTGCGCTACTGGACAAGCTCGTACCCGCCGAACCACCCGAGCCAGGTCGCGTCGGCGCAGATGCTGCCGAACGGCGAGCCAGAGCGCTGCAGCGGCGACGTGGCCATCGACATGCCGATCCCGCTTCCGGCGGCCGACGGGCTTCGCGCGATCGTGAAGGGGGCCGCCCCGCGGCAGATGTTCGCCCGCTGGGCGGCGTCGGACGGGGTGAGCGGCCAGACGCTGCGCAACTGGATGGACGCTGGTGCAACAATCGACCTGGGCGACGGAAGCGACGACGTGCCCGGCGTCATTCTGTCAATCGACAGGCTATGACGAGCCACATCACCGCGCGCACCATCTCGCCGAAGAACTCGCCGCTGCTCGTGATCGAGTTCAGCGGCAACGCGGGCGACTCCATCGCCTACGAGTCGGAGGACGCCGTGGCGGAGGCCGATAGAGCGGGGGCGCTCGTATTCGTGGAGGGATCGTTCGCCATCAGCAGGGTCGGGGGACCGCTGCGCCCCGACTTCCCCATGCCGTTCCTGCGCACAGCGGGCATGGTGTCATTCGAAGTCGCGGAGTACCCGGTGGCGAGCCCCGGCATCACCGTGTTCACCGCCACTGGCGCCGGACGCAACCGCTACTACTGCGTGGCCTCGCATCGCACGCGCATGCCAGACAGGTACGCACTGAGGGCGGGCGCCGCCGTGCCCGCCGGCGCGCGGGTGTTCCTGGCCATGGGCACGATGACAGCTGGCGCGCGAACGATCGCCGCCCCAGCCATCGCGACCTTCGCGAACGACACCGACGTGACGCTGTCTAGCGGGAGCCTCGCGCTGGTGCACGGGAGGTAATTATGCTGCTAGACTTGTTCCTAAGGCTGCTGGAGTGGATGGGCCGCAAGAAGGTCCTGGTTGACTTCGCTGGCAACGTGCGCGCCTACCGCTACTACGTCTTCTTCATGGAGGAGGACGAGGACACGCGCCTCATCGGGCGCCTCCCGAACATTTACATCCACGTGAACGTCGAGCTCAACACGCCCGACGGGCCAGACACGCACCGCCACCCGTGGAACACGTACTCCTACATGATTCGCGGCGGCTACCTGGAGGAGGTCAACGGCAAGTACCGCTTCCACGAGACGGGCACCGTCGCTAGGCTGAGGCACACCGACTACCACCGCGTGGTGCAGGTGCGCCCCGGCACGGTCACCGCGTTCATGCACGGCTGGCGCCGCGGCCCGTGGCTGTTCAGGCTGGCGCCCTGCGCCGCCGTGTGCCCGTCGTGCGACGAGAAGTACGGAAAGTGCTACAACGAGGTAAGCACCGTCCCGCACGCCACGTTCTTCGGCTCCAAGGGCAAGTGGCGCACGGCGCGCTGGTTCCTCAGCAAGACGCCGGGGCTCCGCGCCATGATAGAGCGCCGACGCAGGGCCAGCGCCGACGTGCGCGTCAAGCAGCTGTCCACGGAGGAAGTCAGGTCGCGCATGGCTTCGGAGCGCGGATGATCCTGGCGCTGCTGGAGAGGCTAGGGCGCAAGAGCATGCTCGTGGACGGCTACGGCCGCGTCCGCATGGAGCGCTACGACCTGCTGTGGAAGGAGGAGGAGCGCGACGGCAGGCCGTGGCCCAACGTGTGGTTACACCACTACCCGATGGACGAGAGCCCCGACGCGAAGGAGGACCCGCACCAGCACCCGTGGTCCACGCTGGCCGTCGTCCTGCGCGGCGGGTACGTCGAGGTGGTAAACTGGGCTGCGAGGCGCACGGTGCGCTGGTTCTCGTTCCTGTCGCACAAGGACAACCACCGCCTGGACTCCGTGAAGAAGGGCACCTGGTCGCTGTTCTCGCACTGGTTCCGCAGGCAGCCGTGGACGTTCCACTTCAAGCCGTGCGCGAAGCTGTGCAGCGCCTGCGAGGAGAAGGGCGCGTCGTGCTTCAAGGTGCGCAACCCGACCATGGAGCTGGGCGAGCTATTCGAGCGCGGCGGCGACGCGCTGCAGTGGATCAGGGCCACGCCCGAGTCCACGAGGAAGCTGCGCGTCCTGCAGAGGGCGCTGGAGCGCAAGGGGATTCGCCCGCCGCCAAGAGACGCGGCCAGCGCCGAGTACAGAAAGAGGATCGCATGAGAAGACTGTGGCTTCGCGTCATCGAGAAGTTCGCGGCGTTCCTGGCCAGCAGGGGCCGCAAGGACCTGCGCGTCCTGCGCAACGGCGTCACGCTGTTCGTCCGCTACTACCCGCTCCTCGTTGGGCGCGGCGTGCGCCAGCGCTGGCCGAACGTGCTGCTGCACAACATCCTCCACCGCTTCCGCGACGAGATGTCGCATAACCACGGGCGATGGGTCATGTCGATCATCCTGCACGGCGGGTACACCGAGGTGCGGGAGTTCGGCGAGGTGGTGCGCCGCCCCGGAAGCGTGGCGCTGCTGCGCCCCGACGAGTGGCACAACGTCAAGGACACCCAGCCCGACACGTGGACCATGTTCGTCGTCGGCCCGCAGTTCCGCGACGCGCACTTCCTCGCCACCAAGACGGGCGGTGTCCTAACCCGCACGAAGGCGGACGAGCTCGACAAGGGTGGCCTGGCGGGGTACCACCAGGAGACGCCCGAGCTGCTGGCCAGAGTTGACAAGCGCCTGCGAGCCATGAAGCGCAAGGTGGAGCGCGACAAGAAGCTGGGGCGGGAGTAGCCGTGCCATACGGGTCCGGCCCGTACGGAAGGGGTCCGTTCGGGTTCATCCCCCGCAACGTGATCACGCAGGGCCTGACGGCCGCGCTGTCGTTCGCCGGGGCATTCACTAAGCGGGCTAACAAGGCGCTGGCCGGCGTCCTTAGCTTCTCCGGCGCGGTCGCGAAGCGCACGTCCCGCGCGCTGCTCGGGTCTCTTTCGTACTTCCTCGGCTTCGGCTCCGGCAACTACCCGCGCCACGCCGTCCGCCTCAACACCTTCGGCAGCCTGTCCATCCCCGACGACGCCTCGCTGGACATCGCCAGCGACATCACCGTGCGCTTCTGGTTCACGCCGCTGGGCCGGGCCGTGACGCAGTACGCGTACCATCCGCTGCGCAAGGGCATCGTCGACACGATCGACGACCAGTTCGTCGTCTACTTCTTCGGGGACTCGTTCGGGGCCGCGCCAGAGTACATGGGCGTGTATGCCAACGCCGGCAGCGTGTGGAAGGCCGTGTCCCCGCAGGTCCAGCTGAGCCTTGGCAAGCCACACCGCATCGTGTGGCGCTACAACTCCTCCACCGGCGGGACGCTGCACGTGAACGGAGTGTCTGGCGGTGCCGCCGTGGGCAGCGGCGCGCTGGCCTCAAACTCGCATCCGCTCAACTCCGGCGCCCAGGGGCTCGCGGACTTCCTGCTCGGCGACCTTCGCATCAACAGCCGCTACATCACCGATGGCGAGATCGCCGACGACCTTATCGGCGTGCACACCGACAGCGCGAACCTGGTGGGCCACTGGAAGTTCGACGAGGGGTCGGGCACGACGGCCAACGACTCGTCGCCGGAGGGCAACCACGGCACCCTGTCCAACCAGATCTCGTGGAACTACGGCGGGCTGGTGAAGCGCACGTACCGCGCGCTGGCCGGCGTCCTGTCCTTCGCGGCAGCATTCACCAAGCGCACCTTCCGAAGCTTGGTCGGCGCCGTCCTGTCCTTCTCTGGCGCCTCCGTCAAGCGCACCAACAAGGTCCTGGCCGGCGTCCTCAGCTTCTCCGGCGCCTTCGTCAAGCGTACGAACCGAGCGCTCGCCGCCACTCTTAGCTTCACGGGCGCGTTCGCCAAGCTCACTAGCCGCGCCCTGGCTGCCACGCTGTCCTTCGCCGGAACGTTCGCCAAGCTCACTAGCCGCGCCCTGGCTGCCACGCTGTCCTTCGCCGGAACGTTCTTCAAGCGCACCAGCCGCGCTATGTCGGGCGTGCTCAGCTTCTCAGGCGCCATGCAGCGCGCAGTCTCGCTGGTGTTTGCAGCTTTTATGAGCTTCTCTGCCGGCTTGGTCAAGCACACGCTGAAGGTGCTGAGCGGCGTCCTGTCGTTCTCCGGCAACATAGGCATCCAGAAGATCGGCCTGTTCCTGGTAGAGTTCGGCTCCGCCCTGTCCTTCACCGGCCGGTTCCTGATCTCGCAGTTCCCCCTGAACTCGGCGCTGTCGTTCAGCGCGGCGATGACCAAGAGTACCGCCAGAAGCCTCGCCGCCGTTCTGACATCGTCTGCCACCTTCGTGAAGACCGGCGTCCTGAGCTTCGTGGCCTCGCTGTCGCCGACCGGCGAGTTCACGAAGCACACCAGCCGCGCCCTGAACGCCGCCATGTCCTTCGCTGGTACGTTCTTCAAGCACTCGTCCCGCGCGCTGGCCGCCGTTCTTGCGCTGGTAAGCCCGCTGGGGCGGGCTAATTTACTCCTGAGAAGCGAGGAGCTGGACAACGCGGCATGGACGAAAGACGGTGGCATTAGCGTCACCGCCGACCAGGCGGTCGCGCCAGACGGCACCACGAGCATGGACCAGATGACGCGCGGCGCCGGTACGCTTAGCTGGTGGTCGCAGCTTACACAGGCCGTAGCGGCCTCGCCGTTTGGAAAGACGTATACCTTTTCGATCTGGGTAAAGGCGTTGTCCGGAACGAAGGACTTCACTTTGGCAATCTCGGATGTGTTCTATGTTTCTAAGCATTCCGGCCAGATGGTCGCAACGACCACGTCACAGCGTTTCACGTGGGAGGGTCAGACAGGCTGGGACGCTGCGGCCACCCTGATCGGCGGCGGCATAAATATTACCGATGCAACCGGCGATCTTATGGTGTGGGGGGCTCAACTGGAGGAGGCTTCCTCCTTCGGTCACTACCTTAAGACTACAACTGTCGCCCTATTCTTCGACGCGTTTACGAAGCGTACTTTCCGAGCCCTGGCGGGGGCGCTGTCGTTCAGCGCTGCGCAGTCCCGCGCCGTCGCCCACGTGCTCGCCTCGGCGCTGTCGTTCTCCGGGGCATTCACGAAGCGCACCATCCGCGCCCTGTCCGCGCCCCTGAGCTTCGCCGGTAGCCTCGTCCGCACCGGGCTGAAGGACCTCCTCGCCTCGCTGTCGTTCTCCGGCGCCTGGCGCGGCCGAGCTGGCAAGGCGCTCGATGCCGCGCTTAGCTTCGCCGGGGCGCTCACCAAGCGCACCAGCAAGTCCCTTGGTGCTATAATTGCCTTCGCCGGCGGCTTCGTGCCGCTGTTTGGCCGCCTGCTGTCGTCGGCCCTCAGCTTCTCGGGGGGCGTCGCAAAGCAGGTGCGCAAGCTCTTCCTCGGGTCGCTGACGTTCGCCGGCCTGATGGACATCCTGGCCGACCTGGCCGCCGCCGGCGGCTCGCTGGTGTGGGGCACCGCGCGGCGCGTAGTGCTGTTCGCGCAGAAGGCGCGGGACGCGGTCTGGAGAATGGGCAGGGACTGACTTTCAGGTATAATCAAGGATTGAGGAGGGGCCGCTAAATGGCAACCCAGGTAGCAGTAGATCACGCGGTCAGCCAGGGCGTCGCAGCGACGAGCGGCGCCGCTGCCCTTCTCGGGGCGGTACAGGAGTGGGCCCTCGCGCTGTTCGGCGTGCCGCTTCCCGCCGTGTTCGGCGCGTTCGCCGGCACGTGCTACGGGGTGACCTTCGGCGAGCCCAAGCCGCTGTACGCGCTGGCCCTGTCCGTGGCCCTGACCACGGCCCTGGCCAGCTTCCTGGCGCCGTTCGCCGCGTCGTACATCGGCGGCACCGCCATCGCGACGATCGCCGCCGCGGCCGTCACTGGGTTCGCCCTGCAGTTCGGCGCGCCGTGGCTAGCCGTCAACCGCATGAAGCTCTTCGACGCGGTCCGCGACAAGTTCCTGGGAGGCCCCAAGTGAACCTCTGGGCGGCCCTGTCGATGTTCTTCGCCGTTGTAGTCGCGGCCGGCATGTGCCACTACGCCAACCGCATGAAGGAAGTGCCGCACCGCGTGCGGCTGCTGGTCGCCGTGGTCACTGGCGCGGCCATGGCCTACGCGTTCTCGCCCATGTGGGTCGAGGGTTTTACGTGGACCGACGCCGCGTTCTCCGGCGCGTTCGCGCTGTACGTCTGGCTGGACCGCAGGAAGCCCGCTTGACCACCATCGCGGCGAACCAGGAGACGATGGCCTCGGACTCCAAGGTCTCCGTCGGGCTCGGCGTGTCGTACCGCGCGGTGAAGGTCGTGCGCGTCAAGAAGATGATCGTGGGCGCGTGCGGCAACGGCGGCGACTGCTCCAGGCTTCTGGAGTGGGCCGAGCGCGACTTCAAGGCCCCCGCGCCGAAGTGGCACGAGGAGGCGGGCAGCGAGGAGGCGGTGTGGGCGCTGGTGCTCAAGCACGACGGCCTGTACTTCTTCACGCAGGAGGACCCCGAGCCCGAGCGCATGGACGAGCCGTTCTTCGCGATCGGCTCCGGCGGCAAGCCGGCGCGAGTGGCGCTGCTGCTCGGCAAGACGCCGGAGGAGGCAGTCGAGCTCGCGTGCCGCGTCGACGAGCACAGCGGGCTGCCAGTCCAGGTGCTGTCGGTGAAGGACAAGCCGAAGTGATCCATGGTATGCTAGATGTATAACTCAACGAAAGGAAACTTGTGAAGATTCTCCTGCTTGACATCGAGACAGCACCGAATCTGGCGTACGTTTGGGGCATGTGGCAGCAGAACATCAGCATGGACAAGATCGTGGCGAACGGGCACGTGCTGTGCTACGCCGCGAAGTGGTACGGCGAGAAGGGGACGCACTTCGAGTCGGTGCAGCGCGGCAACACCAAGGAAATGCTCGTAACCGTGCACGGCCTGCTGGATGACGCCGACGCCGTGGTCCACTACAACGGCGCGAACTTCGACATCCCGACGCTGAACAAGGAGTTCATCACGCACAACATGAAGCCACCCGCGCCGTACAAGCAGGTCGACCTGCTCAGCGTGGTGCGCGACAAGTTCCGCTTCCCCATCAACAAGCTCGACTACGTCGCGCAGACCCTCGGCCTCGGCCAGAAGACGCGGCACCCGGGCTTCCAGATGTGGGTGGACTGCATGGCGCGCAAGCGCGACGCGTGGAAGAAGATGGAGGAGTACAACCGGCAGGACGTGCTGCTCCTCGAAAAGCTGTACGACAGGCTGAAGCCCTGGGTTCGCAACCACCCTAACGTGGGCGCGTTCGACCCCGAGGACATCGAGAAGTGCCCGAACTGCGGCAGCAAGCACCTGCAGAAGCGCGGCACCGCGGTGACAAGAGACGTGCGCTACCAGCGCTACCAGTGCGGATCGTGCGGGGCCTGGAGCCGGGGCAAGAAGGCCATCAGCAGGGCGAAGGCCTCGCTGGTGGGGCTCTCGTGACCACCCCATTCACGCTCCGCCTGACACGCCGAGGCGAAAGGGCTGAGGCAGCTGTATACTTCAAGGACACGCCCATTTTTGCAAATGTGTCCGAGACCGGCCCTGCCTTTGACGAGGCTCAGTTCATCAAGTCCTCGAAAGAGGTCCTCGGATATTGGCTCGAAACCCGCATACAGCGCATGATGGACGCAGAGGTTGTCCGTGGCTAGCAGAGCGATCGCAGACCTAGACCCGGAGCTACAGGTCCTTTTCAACAAGCATAACGACAGAGTCAGGAGAGACACATGGATGGTACGCAACTCAGTTTCGATTTTGCTGACCTGCACTTTTCGGTCGGACGAGGAGCAGGCGAAGCTCTACGCGCAGGGCAGGACGGCGCCGGGCAGGATCGTGACGAACGCGAAGCCGGGCAAGTCGAAGCACAACGCGAAGACTCCGCAGGGCAAGCCAGCTTCGAGGGCCTATGACGTGGTGCCCCTGCGACACGGCAAGCCAGTGTGGGGCACGGAGGGCGAGGACGGGGAGATCTGGCAGATGATCGGGGCGCACGGCAAGGACGTGGGCCTCGCGTGGGCCGGCGACTGGACGACGTTCAAGGAGTTCCCTCATTTCGAGCTCCCGTCATGAACTGGATGGACCATCTGGCCCAGCTGGTGATCCTCGTGCCGTCCATGGCCGCCGTGTGGGCCGTGGCGCGCACGGACAAGTGGCACAAGTGGGGCTACGTGTTCGGGCTGGCAAGCGAGCCCGGATTCCTGTACGCCTCGTGGACCACCGGACAGTGGGGAATTCTGCTCCTCACGGCGTGGTGGACATACTACTGGGGAGTCGGTGCGTGGCGCCGGTTCGGAAAGAATGCGACGTGAATCACCAGGAGAGGGGCTGTCAGACGAAGATTCCCTTTTTGGGGGAGATCTCGGCGATGGTGATCGCGAGGAAGAGAGAGGCAAGCGGCGCGCCGCCGCTGCTGGTCTACAAGTGCGGGTACTGCGGCTTCTTCCACTTGGCGAAGAAGCTGACGTAGCGCCGGCATGCCCGGTCTGCGGACATGATATAGTTGCAGGAGATTGCGTATGCTGAGCACAATCGTAGGCCTCTTCGGGGGCAGGCTGTTCAAGTACCTCGCGGTGCTGGGCGCCGTCGCGGCGATCATCTTCGCGTGGACCCGGTACACTGACGGGCTCGTGACCGAGGGCTACGAGCGCGGCACGGCGGAGGTCCGCGCTGAGGTCGCCATCCGCGACAACAGGCAGCTAGAGGCCTTGCTTGCGCACCGCCTAGCGGCGGAGGCCAAGGTCAATGCCACGGAGAAGCGGGCCCGCGAGCAGATGGCCGCGCAGCGCGCCAGGCACACAAAGGAGAAGGAAGATGCTGAAAAAGTCACTGAGGAACTTGTTGCTGCCGCTCGCGCTGGCGCTCTCGTCCTGCGCGACCCAGGAGCCGCTGCCGCCGGCCCCGCCGTCGGTGATCGAGGCCCCGCGGGCGCAGATCGAGCCGCTGGACCCGGAGCTGGCCCGTCAGGCGGTGCCGGACTTTCAGCAAAGGCTGCGGAATTTCTTCTCGAACTGACGGCGCTGGCCGACCTGGAGGCGTTCCGCTACAACCGCCTCCTGTCCGCGTACCGCACGGCCGAGCAAGTCTGCTATGGAGAGTAACTGCGTCGTCGGGCACCCGCAGGGGCACACCGAAGCCTGCCGCATGCCGTGCAAGGTGTGCCAGGAGCCGGCGTACTACGGGCACATGAATGGATGGTTCTGCGTGACGCACTGGGTCCAGTACTGGGTGGAGGCAAACCGTGGAGATTAAGAAGTGGCTCGGATTGCGCAACACGGTCGGGCCGGAGGCCATCAGGCCCGGCGGGCTGGAGCGCGCCCTTGACGTGGACATCGACGACGCCGGGGCCATCCGCACGCGCCGCGGGCGCATGCTGGTCACCGCCACGCCGTCGCACTCGCTGTACGACAGCGGTATCCTGACCCTGCTGATGCAGGGCCTGGACCTCAAGCGCTTCGTCCCGCCCAGCACCATCACCACTCTGCGCCGCCTGACCAGCCCCGAGCCACTGGTCTACGCCGAGCGAAACGGCGTGGTCTACTTCACCAACGGCATCGACACCGGGCGCATCGTGCAGGGCGTCGCCGCCGAGTGGGGCGTCCGCGTCCCGACCGGGAACCCCGCCGCCGCGCCCACCGACGGGTACCTGCCCGTCGGCCGCTACCTGTACGCCCTAGCGTACGTGCGCCGAGACGGCCTGGAGAGCGGCGCTTCCGCGCCCTCCGTCATCGAGCTGACCGAGCCGGGCGGCATCGCCTTCTCGAACATCCCGACGTCCAGCGACCCCGACGTGACCCACCGCGCCCTGTACATCTCGGCCCCCAACGGCACCGAGCTCTACATGGCTGCGGTATTTACGGCCTCGGAGGGCTCATACTCCTACCGCAACGCTGGCCTGGAGGGCGGCGTGGTCATGGACCCAGACTACGTGGCACCGGCCCCGGCCGGGACCGTCCTGGAGGTCCACGCCGGCTGCCTGCTGGTGGCCTCGGGCTCGACGGTCTGGATCTCGGACCAGTACGCCTTCGAGCGCTTCCGCCAGCGCCACCGCTTCTTCGCCTTCCCCGGCGAGGTCACGATGATGGCCTCGGTCACGGACGGCCTGTACGTCGGCACGGACAAGGCCACCTACTACCTGGGCGGCAACGACCCCGCAGGCATGAAGTCGGCCCGCGTGGCGGACCACGGCGCCACCCCGGGAACCGCGGCAAGGATGGACGTGTCGCTGGAGGCCACAGAGGAGGAGCAGGCATCCTCCACCGTGGTAGCTGCCTTGTGGATGAGCCCGGAAGGTGTTATACTGGGCATGCCGGGTGGTGCCATCCGAAACCTCACGTCGGGCGACTTCAACGTCCCCGCGGGGGTCCGCGGAGCGGCGCTACTCCGGTCGTCGCGAGGATACACCTCGTACGTGACAACGGTTCAGGGCGAGACCGCCCTGCCCAACGCATTTTAGGAGACTGACCCATGACCTGGCGCCCCTCGAAAGCTCTTCGCAACTACATCCTGGAGGGCGGGTCGCTGAAGCACGCCCTGTCGAACTGCTTCATCAAGCTGTACACGGGCGCGCAGCCCGCCGCCGCCGAGACGGCACCGTCCGGCACGCTGCTGTGCACCTACTCGCTGGCATCCGGCGCGCCGACCCGCGAAGTGCAGTCGGTTGGCTCCGTCGACCTGACCGGCGGCGCCTCGGGATCGGTCGACACTATCACGGTCAACTCGATCGCGATCCTCCCCGCGTCGGTGCCGTTCACGACGTCGCTGGCGGTCACCGCGCAGCTCGTCGCCGACGCGATCAACAACAACCCGAAGAACCACCTGTACGAGTCCTACGTCACGGCGACCGACGTCATCAACATCCGCGGCAAGCGCGGCCTGGGCACGCTGCCCAACGCCTGGACGGTTGCATCGACCGTGACGACAATCACGAAGACCGATGCCAACATGGCCGGCGGCGTTGACGCCGTCAACGGCATGCAGTGGGGCGACTCCGCGGCCGGCGTGCTGATCAAGCTGGCCTCGCAGACATGGTCCGGCGTGGCCGGCGCGGCTGGCACGGCCGGCTGGTTCCGCATCGAGTCGGCGGTCAACGACGCGGGCGGCACGGACTCCACCGAGTCCATCATCAGGGTAGACGGCGCGGTTGCGACGTCCGGCGCGGAAATGAACATGACGCCGACGAGCATCGCGGCAGCCGCGACGCAGACAATCACAGCCTTCACCGTGACCCTGCCGACGGCATAACGAGCTACGGTCCGGTAGCCGGCCCCGCATTCCCGCAAAGGGGCGGGGCCGTTTCTTTTGGAGAGTAGATGTCCTCTAGCGACGTAGGCGCAGGCCTATTCAAAGAGCTAACGGCCACCGGTGCCGGTGACCCGTACGGCCTCGCCACGTTCGCGCTGTCCACTGCCGCGGCTGAGGGCTCCGCCGGGGCCGTCGCCGCCTGCGCCGCCACCTTCTCGGTCCTGGACGCGTCAGGCGACACGCTGGTGGGCGGCGCCGCCGTCGGCGACGCCGTCTTCGAGGAGCTGGTAGGCGCGGGCTTCGGCCCGACGTACGCCGACGTGGCGTTCGAGACCCTGGCCGGGTTGGCCACCGCGGTCGCTGGCAGCGCGGCGGTCGGAGTAGGCACGTTCCAGACGTTCGACAACGTCGTGACGTCGGTGGCCGCAGGCCTGGCGACCGGCGCCGGCGTGTTCCAGCCCTTCGTCGTCACGTCGACCGGCGTGGTGCCGACCTTCGCCGTCGGCGACGCCGCGCTGCGCGCCCTGCTGGGCCGCGCCACGAACCTGGTCGGCACCGCCGCCGCGGGCGCTGGCGTGTTCGCCATCTTGGAGATGGCAGCCACCGGCGGGCAGCCGTCGTTCTCGCTTGGCGCCGCCACCTTCGAGCGCCTGGTGCCGTACTCGCGCGGCACCGCGACGCAGACTACCTACCGCACGCACGCCATGAACGTGGCGAACGAGGCCGTGACGGAGTACCAGGGCTTCTCCTACAACAGCTTCGCCAAGTCCGGCGACGCGTACTACGCGGCGGGCCCCGCCGGGCTGCACCTGCTGGACGGGGACGACGACCTGGGGCTCCCGATCAACTGGGCGTTCCGCACCGGTTTCCACGACGACAAGAGGGGCGAGCTCAAGCGCATGGAGGAGGTGCTGTTCTCCACCCGCTTCGACGGCCCCATGCGCCTGCGCGTCTGGACGGACGAGATCACGTATTTCGACTATAATGTGGCAAATCATCGCGCTAACGTGCTGCATCAGGTGCGCGCGAAGCTCGGCAAGGGGCTGCGCTCCAGGTTCTTCCGCATCGAGGTGTTTGGCCTGAACAACACCCACGCCGAGTTCGCCAACATGACGGCGCCGATGACCCAGACAACTAGACGGGTGGGATAATGGCCTTTCCGACGACAGCGCCGAGCGGCTCCCTGACCGACATCTCGACGTACATCTCGCAGATGTCGGCGTACCTCGACGCCTCCACGCAGAGGTTCATCAACGACCTGGCGGGGGCCCGGGATCTGGACTACAACACTGAAACCGGCGACCCGACGGTCCTGAAGTACCTGCAGTGGGACTACGACGAGCTCCAGGTCCTCATCCACGCCCGCCCGGCGTTGATGGTAATCGACATCGCCGGCACCGACGCCGACATCGACGCGGTTCGCCAGCACGTGGCCCCGACCGAGCCGACGCTCAACCTGCCCCAGGTCATCATCCCGTCCCTGGACGCCGAGCGCCCGCTGCTCACGCTGCCGGTCCTGCCGGGCACGGACGTCGGGGTGGCGCCGTCGGACGAGCCGTCCATCGACGTGCTAGCGATCCCCGACGCGCCCAGCTTCATCCTGCCGAACGTCCCCAGCGTGGAGGAGATGAACCTCCCGACGCCGCCGTCGTTCGTTGCCCACTCGTTCATGTCTTCGGCCCCGGTGAACCTGCTGGTGGCGCCGACCGCCGAGTTCGCGTATGTCGACGCCGGCTACACGTCGCAGCTACGTGACCCGATTACCGCGAAATTGCTACACGACCTGGAGAACGGGTCGTACGGCATCGAGCCCTCCGACGAGCTATCCCTGTGGGGCCGCGCCCGCGACCGCGCCGAGGCCCAGGGCCGCCTGGCCATGGAGGACGCGAAGAAGCGCGCCGCCAACATGTCGTTCGAGCTGCCCCAGGGCGCGCTGTTCGCCGACATGGAGCGTGCACGCCGCGACGTGTCGAACATGCTGAGCGACATCAACCGCGAGATTGCCCTCAAGCGCGCCGACCTGTACGTGGAGGGCCGCAAGTTCACCTACCAGCAGGTGCAGGACCTGGAGAAGACCTCGATCGCCCTGTACAACGCCATCGCCGAGCGCTCGTTCAACACGGCAAAGGCCTCTGTCGAGCTGGGCATCTCCAAGTTCGACGCCTCCGTGCGCAACTACAACGCGCAGCTGGACGGGTACAAGACCGAGGCCGCGGTGTTCGAGAGCCTCATCCGCGCCGAGCTGGTCAAGGCCGAGACGTTCAAGGCGCAGATCGCCGCCGAGCACCTGCGCGGGGAGTTCAACAAGATCAAGGTGGACCTGTACCAGGCGCAGCTCAACGGCATCCAGACCACCGTGAACCTGTACAAGACCCGACTGGAGGCCGTGAGCACGCTGGCCCAGGTGCAGCAGCAGAAGATCGAGGTGTTCCGCGCTCGGGTGCAGGCGTACGCCGAGCGCGTACGCGCCAAGTCGGCCGAGTACGACATGTACCGCAGCGCCATTCAGGGCGAGACGGCGAAGCTAGAGATCTACAAGACGGACATCGCGGCGTACGAGTCGCGCCTGCGCGGCGAGGAGCTGCGCGTGAGCGCAATCACGAAGTCCAACGACGTACGGGTGGCCCAGTTCCGCGAGCAGCTCAACCGGTACAAGGCGTCGATTGACGCGACCGCGAAGTCCGCGGACCTGCGCCTGGAGCAGCAGCGCGCCATCGTGGCGGCGTCGGGCGTCAACGTGGCGGGATACCGCGCGATGGTGGACGCGATCACGGCCGGGGTGCAGACGCGCATCGACGGGCAGAAGATGAACAACGCGTGGAACATCGCCGCCGTCAACGCTAACGTCGATATGGTGAAGGTGCGCCTGGAGACGCTGAAGCTGTCGCACCAGGCGCGCATCGACATCGACAAGTTCGGGGCAAAGTTCTACATGGACCCGCTCACCGCAACACTCGCGAGCCTGAACGGACTCAGCGTTCGCACGGAGACAGCATCGGAGGCATAATAATATGGCCGGACTACGAGATCTGTTTGACAAGGGCAAGGGCGTCTTCAACCGCGGCATGGAGATCATGAAGGAGAAGTCCTCCGACCTGTTCGACCGCGTGCACGGCAAGAGCAGCCCCGTTCGCGACGCCGAGCCAAAGGTAAACGCGTCCGTCGAGACGCCGGAGGCCCGCCAGGCCCGCATGGCCAACGAGATGAACTCCCGCCAGTCGGCGAAGGCCGCTGCGGAGGGCAAGCCGCTGTCCAAGCCACACTTCCGCGGGCCCCACGCAGTTGAGCGCAACATTCCCCCGGGCATCTCAGCCTCGAACCCCAACGTGAACCTCCGCGCCGGCAAGGCCTCGCCAGAGGCCCAGGCGTTCCGCTCCGCCGGCGGCGGCCGCGCAAGCCCGCCGCCCTCCGCTCCGAAGCCGGGCATGCTGCGCGGCGCCGCGACCACGCTGGGACGAGTGGCAGGACCCCTCGCCGCCGCCAGCGGCGTGCCGGACCAGCTGCAGAACGGCGCGACGGACATGGACGACCGCATCGCGCAGGAGCTGTCTCCCAACGTCGGCCTGGCCAAGCTACCGGGCGCGCCGCAACTTGGCGAGAGCGAGACCAACGCTCTTCGCGCGCTCCACGGCAACATCATCAGCCTGGGCCGCCGCACCGGCAACGCGCTGTCGTTCGGCGCGAACGCGGGGGACAAGATCGTCGGCGGCATCCGCGACATCGCGCAGGGCAACCCGCTCGGCACCACGCAGTTCGGGGAGAACGCCCAGGCCGCCGTACGCGGAGCCGCGGTAACGCCGAACAACCTCGACGCCGAGCTACGCGCCGGCGCACCCGGCGCACCCGGCGACGTGCAGGTGCCGGCCGCGGAGCGCCCGCTCGACCCCGGCGCGATGCTGCGCGACTCGTCCACGCCGATCCCCGAGGGCACCGGCGCGTTCCAGCGCACGACCCCGGGCAACGTAGGCAAGCCGCAGCTCGTGGACTCCCGCCCGGCGATGCTGCGCGACCAGCAGGCCCAGGTGGAGGCGTCGCAGCGCCAGGTCGGGCCGGCCGGCATGCTGGGCGGCTACATCGCCCGCCTGGCGAAGCTCAAGGGCGAGCAGGCGGCCCAGTCCCAGGCCAACTTCGAGGGCGGCATGAACGTGAAGCGCGGCAGGCTGGCCGTAGCTGCTCATCAGCAGGCCCTCGCGGACCGCACTGCCCGCGAGAAGGGCGTGGCGGACGAGATTCGCAACGAGGTGATTCGCGACAGCAGCGGCGACCTCGCCGGCAAGACCAAGGAAGATCGCGAGTCTGTGACCAACCAGCGCGCGGCAGACGTCTCGCAGCGCTACGTGCGCAGCGCGGCGTCGCAGGGCAAGCAGCTGGGCGACCTCAGTACCGTCGAGACATCGCAGCTACGCGCCCTGGAGCAGTTCCGCAAGGGCCTGGGAGCGCAGCGCCCCAGCTTTGACAACTTCCTCCGCAGCTTCACCGGGAACAAGCAGTTCGATCACGAGAACCTGTACGACTACGCGCCGGAAGGCGTGGATGATAGCTCGGCGATGGGCCCGGTCCTCATCATGCGCGGGGGGAACAAGGTCCGCCTCGAGAAGTCAGGCGTGCGGGCCGGCGAGACCCACTGGTTCAGCCCCAACGACCCCCTGAAGACTGACCTCACCGCGCTCGTGGAGTTTGCCCGGAAGAACAAGAAAGGTAGCAAGTAATGGCCGACCTGGTCACAAAGACTCCGGTCCCGACCGGCGACCTCGTCACGTCCACCCCGCTCCCGGAGACGACGACCGTCACGCCAGAGCAGGCTGACATCGCGGCGACGCAGCTGACGCAGGGCGCGTTCAAGCGCGGCGCACGCGCGGGCTTCAACCAGCTTGGTGCGATGGGCGAGGGCTTCCTGGGCAACATCGGCGAGACCCTCGGCCTCGCGGACTTCGCAGCGTCCCGCTTCAAGGAGGCCGAGGACTACGTCCGCTTCGCCGACGAGGTGTCCCCGGCGATCAAGGACTACCGCGAGGTAAAGGACTTCGACACGCTGATGCAGTTCGTGCTGGGCGCGGCCGGACAGTCCGCGGCCATGTTCGTGCCGGGCGTCGCCGGCGCGGCCGTGGGCGCGAAGCTGGGCGGCGCGCGTGGCGCGTTCGCGGGCGCGGGGGCCGGCAGCTTCGTCCCGAACGCCGGCGAGCAGGCCATGCGCATCCGCGGCGAGGGCACGCCCGGCGCAAGGACCGCGAACATGCTGGCCGTCGGCGGCGTCAACGCCGCGCTGGACGTGCCCACGCTGGCCATGGGCGCCCGGGCAATCATGAAGCCGGCGCTCCG